GGCTGAGTAGCCGCCAAAAGCTGTTGCTGCGGTAGGTAACCAGCGCCCAAGAATTGTTGACCTAGAGCCGCCTGTTGCATTTGTTCAGCTTGAGCTTGCTGCATAGCCCCTAACATAGCTCTATTACGTGCCTCATTAATAGCGGTCTCTTGTGCCAATAACTCTGGAGTAGCGCCACCGTACGCTGCAGAACTAAGCCCAAGACGACCCTGAGCCGCCATGCGCTCTTCTGTAGCAAGACGCTGACGTTGCTCTTCAGGACGCTGTGCGGACCGCATACGCTCAAAGATAGCCTGCTCACGTGCTACTGTAGGTTGCTCTGCTTGACCAAAGAAACTTCCAGCGCCTCCCATCAACTGGCTTTGTAACGCCTGTTCTTCAGGAGACAGTCCCATAGTGGTTTCTATGGCTCCTTCAGGAGTTACCTGAGTACCTAGACCAGCACCAGTAGCAGTAGTCACAGTAAAGGGTCTAAACTGTGTCTGCTCCATTTGCGTAGCGGCAAGTTCTTCAGCCCCTGTCCTCGCTTGTCTACCTATGTCGCTAAGACGCCCGTAAGCTTCTCCTGTCAGTAGTCCACCAACAACACCCGGAAGCAAGACATCTGGCTGGCTTAGGTACGATCCAAGACCTCCTAGCATATCTAAGAAGCCTCCGCTAACACTATCGGTTGCCATGTCCATTATATCATCTGTATCATAAACAGTGTCTACCATGTCTTGCTCCTATTAAAGCAGCTTTCCTATCAAAGCCATTACGTTAATCTCCTGTAGTGATAATTGAGACCCGTCAATGTCAGCCTCTAGTCCAACTACTATACTTGTGCCATATCCTGTGGCATTTAAACTTTTTTGGTTTGTCAAAGCACCACCAGTAAACTCTACGGCGGTATACTCACTTACACCAAAGAAACCAGTAATCTGGTCACCTACTGTAAATTCTGCTGTTGCGTACGAACTCTTGAAGTCATAAGCCCACTTAAGGAATACTGTTGCGTTGTTTGCACCAACCAGTGTCGGCTTCAACTTCTTCAATATCTTGATTCTAGAGCTATCACCAAAAGTTAGGCTTGGGCTGTAGTACTTAAAGCGGTAAGGGCTTCCGTCGTCTTGGTAGCCTTCGTACTCGCTGATTCCCTTAGACGTTCCAATGAGCAACGTACCGTCTTCTTGTCTTGTGTACGAAGTAAACCCTGTAGACACCCAACGTGTTACACGGTATGACCCATTTTCTGTTGTTCCTCGAACGTCGAAGCAGTAGGTTACGTCCTGACCTACAAAAGTCAACAGGTAAAAACCTTCTTCTGGACTATAGACAGACCTAAAGAACTGATTTTCTGTCTGTAGCGCACCAATGATGTCCTTGGTGATGTTTCCTGACAAACTACTGATAGGTAGGGACTTCTCTTGTATTGTCCTACCGAAGCTTTTGAGTCCGGTATGTGACAAGAATAGCACGTCTGTGCCTGTGTACTGCACAGTATCTCTGTCTACGCAACCTACGCCAGCTACAGTGTCAGCCAATGTCATACTTGCGGGGGCCTCTGCACCTTGATACGCCACAATGCTGTGCTTACCAAAGATAATCAGAAGGCCGTTATGTGCGGCTAACGCAACAATCTCGTCGTATCCATCAGGCCATACCTTGGAGATATCAATAGAGCCGCTAGTGCCACCCGTCCAGTTTTGTCCGATCAGTAGGTCAGACCAAAAAACAGTAGACTTGTTATCGCTAATATCAGCACACCAGAGGCGACCATAAGCAGACAACACTTCATTGGCTTTTGGAATGTCCGCTACTGCTGACGCACCTGTAACAGTACTTAGTTTGACAACAGAGCCACTTGTGTTGTTGTACACTAACGGTTCGTATGTTCTCTGGAAGAAATAGGTGTTGTCGTTAAAGTTAACCATCTTCCAGTTGTCAGCGGTAATTGTGTAACTGCCGGGAGTCTCGTCAGCTAACGTAGTTGTACCACTGATAATCTTGTTGTTGCCCACAGAAAAAACCTTAGTGTTTCCTGCGTTGTCCTTGAACTCTTTTATGGCCCGTATAGAGTCAGACCCAAGGACAGTCTTGTTAGTCGTAATTACGTCGTGGCCCTTACGTGCAGCAATACGACCACGCTTGTCAATCACAGCGTTGTCTGCGATTTCAGCAAAGGATGGGTCCTGTGCCAACGGCGAGTCTTCGGTGTTAACACCTTTGAACGCCGGGGCAACTAAGTTAATGCTACGTAATTCTTGTGCCATATTAAATAGTCCTAAATACCATTTCTTCAGGATGCTTTGCAGCGTCTATAGCAATAGCGTCAGACAGGAACTTGTCAGCAATAGCAAAGTACTCAGCAGTAGAAGTACCGCCTGTCTCGCCACGCTCACGAGCCAACAAAGCTACCGCAAGGTGGACTACAGGCATCGCTGGTACAAGTAGCACGTCTGTGTTGCTAGTCAAGTCAGCCTGCCGCTTAATTACGTCAAACCGCAAGCTGTAGACACCGTCTGGTGTTGGGCTAACGAGTACTTGCGTATCACCACTAGAGTCCAAACCGCTGTATGTGTAGTACCGTGGTGCGCCTTCTGCTGCTTCATTAATATACAACTGCTCGTTAAACCAGTCTTTAGTTTGGTAACCCATGAAGCAGTTTTGTGTGTCATTAATTACTGACATAACTTTTACATTGTCGTCAGCGCCTGTCAAAGAGTAACTGTTGTCGGAAGCAGTAGTAGTTACAACAATAGTTTCACGCAAGGCAGACCAATCGTTAGACTCTTCTACTATCTTCTTAGCGTCATTAATATAATCACTAACCATTTTGCTGTACGTGTTGGCAGTAACTGTAGTAACTTCGTCTTCTCGAAGTCTACGCAACACGTTGTTCATTAGGTTAAGATATGTCATGCTAACATTCCTCGTCTGCGGGTCCGCATTAATAATTGTTGTGCTTCTTCGTTGTAGTCTACTGCTGGTGTTTTAATAGCAAGCTGAGGTGCTTCTCTAGGACGGTACGTAATTCCTTTCATAAACTCTTCATAAGGTGCTCTAGTAGGAGCAGCAGGAGCAGCAAACATGCCTCCAGCAGCTAAGGCAGTTAGTACGTTTCCGCCCATGATCTGTTGTTGTAACGCTTGTTGTTCTTCACCATACATTCTTTCGAAGTCAGCTTGACGTGTTAGTATTTCTTCACGTTGTTGTTCACCAAGCCCTAACCGAACATCCGTACTTTGTGCATATTGAGCAAACGCCTCGGACTGACTAATTTGTCCCTGTCGAAGTGCTTCAATATTTACATTAGTTCCTTCAAACAACTCCTCAACATTTTCATCCTGAGCTTGAAACTGAGCAAACATATCAGAGCTTAGTTGAGTAATGTCTGCGTTAGCGGCAATAAGAGCTTGTTGTAAATTTTGTCGTTGTTGTGCTGCTTCAGAAAAACCAAAACCAGTAAACGCCTGTAAATCACTAATGTCTTGACTTAAGTTTTGTTGTACTGTGGTTAAGTTAAGACCAAGAGACGATAGTTGGTTTTCTAAAGCTCCTGTTTGTGAAGACATTTCTTGTAGTATTGCTGCGTCACCACCTGTGATTTCCGCTAACAATCTTGCTTCAGCTTCGTCCAACTCTACAGCTTGTCCTTGAGACTGAAGTTGTAGTGCGTTGTACAAACCCTGTTCAATTCTTAGTCTGTCTTGTTGTGCTTGAGAAAGACCCGTTGTTATTTGTTCTCCTAAACGGGCCTCTACATCAGTAATGTTAAAACCTAGATCGCTTAGCTGTTGTTGTAATCCGCCTGTTTGAGTAGAAAGTTCTTGTAATATTGCAGCATCGCCACCTGTAATTTCTGCAAGTAAACGTGCTTCTGATTCAGTAAGCGCCCTTAGTTGACCTTGCGCTTGTAAAGCTAAAGCATCTTGTAAACTCTGCTCAATTCTAATACGATCTTGCTCAGCTTGCGTTAGCTGTTGTCCTACGGTCTGTTCAAATTCGTCAAAGCGTCCTGCTACGTCTTCCTGTAAAGAGATAAGATCAGTACCAAGCATCTCTAACTCACCACTGAGTCCACCTTCTACTGCTGCAAGAGACTGAATGAAAGAAGCCTCAAGTCCTGTAATACTAGCTAGGAATTCTGCTTCTTGATTGCTAAACTGTGTAGCAATACCATTAACAGCATCGTCAAA